ATGGCAAAAGAAAAGTTTGACGCAGGGGAATTTATATCCTCACTATTCCACTATGCACATGATTTCAATTATAATCATATTGTTTTTGAGGTTAATCGGTATAAAGTATCGGTTAATCTGACGCGTAGATCTGCAACCTACGGAAATGCTGATATGTTTTATGTGTCAGCAGAGACAAAGTTGTTTGCACCCGTGATGTCTGCGATTAATGGTGTTATTGAAGTGGCAGAATTAGCTAGTAAGCAACAAGCCGTAGTAGCGACACCAGCGTTAGAACGTCAAGAACAAGTTTTCCAGTTCCGCTTACGTGAATTTGGTCATGGGAAGTATAGTTTGGATCTTAGTATCTAACAATATTTTAGAAGGGGAGGCGTGCGCTATCACGCACGCTAATAAAATATGAAACAAGGTAAGTCAGCACAGATTAAAAATTTGAAGCATCGGCAACAGCAACAGAAATTTATGAATAAGCATAAGATGCCGGAGTTCAACTATAATGAATTCGCTGGATTTTTGAGAGCGCGTTACTATTTAACGCACCGACAAAAGTATAGCCCTGAAACGTTTGAAGTGGCCTCATTTTTCTTAGATGATGTCATTGCGATGATGGTTAACCATAACTTTACAAATTTCACGAGCAATGAACGGGCCGTCGTTAAGTTAAATGAAGTCATGCAAGCCGCATTGGTCAATAGTGATGATCGTGATTGGCGTTACTTTGTCATGCTTGTGCCGGTGCTCTATGACATGCAACAATTCTTGGTAAAAGAAGGTAGCGTGAACGAACGCTTTGTGGCGCAAGCACCAAAGTTCGACATTAACTTCTGGCGCATGATTATGCGAACAGTCATGGCGATTAACTTCTTCAAGTGGCAAGGTAAAGATGTTGCTGAGTTGATGAAGACATCTTCTGCAATCGATGATTTGCAATTTAAGTTCTTGCAGGTGGATGATAAGGATGATCACTTTAATCTACCAGTGATTGCTGAAACGTTTAGAGGGCTATCACCAAAGATGAAACCGCTAAAGGACGCTGACTCAGTTGTTGCGCTTGAACCTAAGTTAACTGAAGCACAAATTCAAGCTGAACTCGAATTTGCTGATAAGCGTTTAGCGCAATTCAAGGCGGCCTCTGTAAAAGATGTGGTCAGTGACAACGTGGTCAACATGTTGCGTGGATTCCACGAGGGATTAGCAACTGAATATCAAGCGACGTATGACTTATGGCAACCAGCGATGTTCAATGCGCTAGCAACGGATAAGTTGTTTGATTATTGGACACCGGCTTGGGATAACCTTGACGGCATTGGTGGTGAGGTGAAATCTTATCTCGCTTTCTTGAGTCAAAAGCAAGATATTAGTTGCTTAAGTGCATTTGTGACAGGGACTGCTGGTATTGATCGTTACATTGATGTGGCGACTTTGAATCATCTTCTTGGGCAAATGCCAGAAGATGTTTTGGCAGAACGCGCCTTATAAAAATAAGTCAAAAGGACAATCGCTATTGAAATAGCGTATAGTAAATATGTTTGTTTTGTACGCTAAAAGTTCCAAGATATTTCTATATTGTCTGATGTCACAGAAACCTTACGAACAAATGCTTTTACAAGGGTTGATTGGTCTTGGTAATCACGCTCTTTAATATCTGAACCGGTCAACTTCGACTTTAGCACACCGACTTTTTCATCGTTATTGTCTTTGTTATTGTCGATAGTATCTTCAATTCGCTTACGATTTTCTTTGAGCTCAGTTGTTTGCTTTTTGAGGTCATCGATAGAAATCAGGTCATTCAAATACAAATCACTTAACTTTTTAAGCCGTGATGATATTTTAGCTAACTCGCTTTCAAGTTGTTTTATATTTGTTTTTGGTTGTTTGGCGGTTGATTGCATCATGCTTTCAATCAATTCAGGCGATGCTTGTAACTCAGAGACAGCATTAACTACGTAACTCTCGATATTCCTCATCATATAGAAACCAGAATCGCATTTTTTGTTGTCATTGTACACAGTCGTGGTTCGTGTTTTCTTAATTATTCTCTTTGTGCATTGATACTTCATTAACCGCGTGCCGTCTTTCCTGACGTTGCCAAGTGTTGACACTAGCGGCGCGCCACAATATCCACACCTGATTATTCCGGAAAGCATATATTTAGATTGAAAGGGTCTGGGGTTATTATTGAACGCGTAGGCTTTTTTCTGCCTGATGTCTAATTCATTTAGGACTGCATCGAACGTCTTTTTATCGATAATCGCCTCGTGGTTTCCCTCAAATACTTGTCCGTCATACTTAACCAAACCTGTATAAGTTTGATTATCCAGCGTTTGCCTCAACGTACGATAAGACCATTCGCGGTCCTTGCCGATATGACCGGCGATATTCAGCTTATCGCGCAGCTTTGTAATCGACATGCCGTTGAGATAATCAGAAAATATCATTTTAACGACACCGGCCGCTAAATCATCAACCACAAAGTTTCCGGTCTGTTTATCATACAGGTAGCCAAATGGCGTGACATGCCACCCCATAGCCTTGCCAGAGCGCGCACGGCCAATCTTGCCGAGTTTCATACGTTCCTTTATTTGTTCACGTTCTAGTTGCGCGAAAACAGAAAGGATCCCGATCATAGCCTTACCAAATGCGGTAGAGGTATCAAAGTTTTCGTTTAGCGAAACAAGGTCGATTTCATTCGCTTTGAATACGTCTTCAATTAGGAACAACGTGTCTTTTTGTGAGCGACTTAACCGGTCTAACTTATAAACTAGTACAGTATCAAACGTATGACGTTTAGCATCGCTTATTAGCCGTTCTAGCGCTGGTCGGGTGGTGTTGCTACCAGAGAAACCACCGTCTTCATAAACGTCATATACGTGCCATTCTTTGATGTCTGCGTACTTGCGTAGTTTGTCGATTTGTTCGCCGATCGAGTAGCCACTTTCCGCTTGTTCTAAAGTAGACACGCGAACATACAGTGCCACTTTTTTGTTCATAAAAAAATCCTCCTTAAAAGGGGGCGCTCTGATATAATTAACTAGAACGCTCCATGCGTTTGAAAATTCAAGCACACCTATGTCTTTAGCGGGATATGGTGTGCTTTTTTATTTGTCTTATTTTAAAGACTTCATTGTCTATTATGTACGCCCGAAAGGGCATGAATTAATTCAAGTCGAATGTTATTTTTTCGTTATTTGAGAACAACGAACCGGTATAAATCAATTTTAGTTTATTATTCTTAGTAGCTTGTCCAATCATACTTCCGGTAACTGATGCGCCTTTAGAAAGATCTCCATACTTTAAGTCATCGTTCGTAATCTTGTTACCGTTGTCGTCCATGACAAGCTCTGTAAGATCAGTTTGGTTTCCGTTGTCATCTAACTTAAAATCCAAAGGGTTGTAACTAACTTTGTTTTTATCGACATTAGTAATTGTTACGTTAACGATTACGTATGCTTTTCCAGAGTCAGGTGTCGACAAACTGCTGCCGTCATTAAAGTCAACTTTGTTTAGTTTTAATGTAACTCCGTCAGCCTTAACTGTATCACCAACCTTAAATGTTTCGTTACTTATCTTAGCTGAAGTTTTTTCGGTATTTTCCGAAGAAACTTTCTTTGCTTTGTCTCCGCCGGCAGAACCAAAAATAACAGCAATTACGATGACGGCTAAAATCCAAAACCAAACACGCTTGTAAAACGGCTTCTTTTGAACGTAAGTTTTGCCGTTTTCATCAACAATCTTCTTCGCCATAAAAATATCTCCTTAGCCTTTTAGTGTGGTTGCTTATCACATAGGCTAATTATATTACAAAATGCTTTGAAACATATTCAGCTTGTTTTTCAGCAATCATGGTTTTGCGTGACCACCTTTGGTTATCACCATACATATTAAATTCAGCGTGTCCTGCTTCATGCCTGATAGCTTGGATTTGTCGCCATTCTGGCTGTAGGATATTAATGAAGATAACTACTTCGCCATCTATTTTATTTACCTCACCAAAATAAAGCGGGTGTTCAACTTCGATGCCATAAAACTTATAGTCCGGAAACTTGTCGATGTACATTTCTATTTCTGTCATACATAATCGACCTCATAATCTACGCTTTGAAAGTTTGGCAATTTCAACTAGTTGCTTTATCTGCTCAATATCTTCTTTAGTAGCGGACGGATCAATGAAATAAGCGACTTCTTTTTGTGCTTCAGTAAGATCATCAAATGAAGTGGGGTTCATAATGTTTGTACGCCCTAAAAGATAATCAGTAGAGACATGGAGAACATCTGCAACCTTTTGAAGATTATCTGCCTTTGGTGTACTTCGATCCCAAGAATAAATTGATTTCTCAGCTAGTCCGGCTTTAATTGCAGTGTCTGTTAATGAAATCCCCCGTAGTTTTGCAACTTCTTTTGTTCTATTAAGTATGGACATATCAACGGTTTCCCCTGTTCGTCGACAAGAAAGTACGAAAGTATCATATAATGTGTTGACAAGTATGAAACTATCATATATACTAATTCTTGTAAGTTAGTTAATAAGTTTAAAGCAAAACAAAAACACCTACGAATTATCAATCTTGGCGGGTAGATAAAGTAGTAAAAGGAATTTGTTATGCGTCTTTACTATGTCATTATAGTACGAAACTTTCATAAAGTAAACAAAAACTTACAACTACTTATATGGGACTTATTAAGTTCCATACAGAAAGGAGATTGTATGACAGAACAAATGATTGTCGATGCGGCCAAAGAGTTCAAGAAAAGCGTTAAAGATGAACTATTTAAGCGAGACATGACACAACGTGACTTAGCTAAGGCGATTGGTGTGACGGAGGCATCACTCAGTTTAGCGATCAACACATTTGCAGTTAACAAATCATCGCGAGAAGTTCGCGAAAGCGTTCGTAAGCTGCTAGGAATTTCAGAAATTTAAGGAGAAGAAACATGAACGAAGTACAGGTGTTTGACAACCTCAAAGTCAAAGAAGAAAACGGACAGATCTTGTTCGACGCAGAATCAGCAGCAATCGGTTTAGGAATTTCACGAATTGCATCAAGCGGAAATATCTCTGTTCGTTGGGAACGAGTTAATAAGTATTTGAACGTACCCACAAGTGGGCATGAATTAAAGCGTGGTGATTTCATCACTGAACCACAATTCTACAAGTTAGCAATCAAGGCCAACAACGAAACGGCCGAAAAGTTCCAAGATTGGGTCACGTCTGAAGTCTTGCCAGCCATTCGTAAGCACGGCACTTATATGACCAACGAAAAAGCGGAGGCACTTATCAATCGCCCAAACGACACCTTGGCAGACTTACTTATCCAAGCGGGCGAACAATTGAAAGCGAAAGACATTCAGATTTCAGAAATGAAACCAAAGGCGCTATTCGCAGATGCAGTTGATGCAAGTGAGAATAGTATTCTGGTTGGTCAACTAGCAAAACTACTTCGACAAAATGGTATCGACATTGGACAAAATCGTTTGTTCAACTGGTTACGTGATCATGAATATCTTGGGGTGCGTGGTGAGCAGCGTAATTTGCCAACTCAGAAGAGCATGGATTTGGAAATTATGGAAACAAAGCGGCGTACTGTCAACAACCCAGACGGATCTGTTCGCATCACGACGACACCTAAAATCACAGGTAAGGGACAAATTTACTTCGTTAACAAGTTTTTGCAAGAAAAGGGAGATGTAGCATGATTATTCACGATTTAGAACGAAACGCTGTAGAAATTATAATCGCGAAATTGAATGAGGCACTAAAGCTAGTCAATGAGCTGGCTGCAAATTCAGTTGATGATGCGTTCGTTGCTGAAATGGACGTTAAGGCTGGTGAACTTACAGAGCTATCAGAAAGTTTGCGAACCGTTATTGATTTATCGAGTGTTATTGATTTCAGCGAATACCACGAGCTCTACTTGCGTAAATAGGGGGTTGAAACATGAAAGTTACTTACGTTTTAAAAGACGGAACGAAACTAGACACCATGAAAGGCTACGTCATTCCGTATCGAGAAGACACCGCACGGCTTTATCAAAAGGTAGCTCGGGTGTTGATGACGCCAAAGGGGAAAACGTCATGAGTTCACGACTACAAAAAGGTTTGCAACAAGAAACAGAATACTGGTTGCGTCAAGGCAAGCTAAGTCGATTCTTCAACGGCGTGTCTGACGAAATTATCAACGGTAAGCGTTACTTGTTATCAGGTGACACGCTAGCAGCGTTGCAAGAAAGTGGGTGGATCGCATGAACGTACCTGATGCACGAGATTTTTATAAGCCAGACGCAGCATATCAAAACGTCAGTTGGAAAGCCACGTTAATCAGTGAAGTTGATTATACCGAAGAAGAGGAAGACTTCGACACTGAAGAGGAAGCGCAGCTTGCGGTTGACGACTGTCTTCAACTATTGGATTTGAAAATCAGCCAACTGATGAAAGAACGTGAAAACCTTAGCGTTCAGTTAATCAGAAAGGTTGTGGACTGATGCGAAAAACAGACAGACAGTACGCCTTATACAAAGGAGATGAATTTATAGCGGAAGGTACACCACGTGAGATTGCTAGAAAGACTGGTAAGGCATTTGATAGTTTGATGTTTTACACGACACCAGCATATGGTCGTCGAGTTGAAAAAGCTAAAAGGGGTCGATTGGAGATGGTAGAAATTGAAGACGATGAAAGTTAATTACGGCATGATGCTACGACACGCTGAACACGACCTCAAACAGGCAGAAGATGAACTACGGCAGTTTAGAACGAACACGAGCATGTCGATGTCTGGAAAGGTCAGAAAAGAGACGCTGCGGGGCATGATCAGTTACAAAAACGCATTATTCCAACGTGTTGAGAATTTGAAAAAGGAGATGAGGATGTGAAAACAGAGCACACAAAAAGGCTACAAATTTTTACCGATGCAGCCTTTCGTGATTCTGATTTAACTTTTGCCAATGTTAAATCTGTCTCGTTCCGTTTTCTCTATCCTGGCAAAGATAGTTGGTTACTCTGTGTGAGCCAAACACAAGTTATTTCTGGGTAACCATGAAAAGTGTTGAAAAAATATTTCAGAAAGTAGATTCCCACGCAATAAATTCATTAACACCCCAGCTTACCAGGCCACGGTGAATCTAAAAATATCGAGAACGAAAATACTTTGGTAATCCTACTAAATAGTTTCAAACATCAATTCTTCAACGCAGACAATCTCAACATTTGGGTCAAGATATAACCCTCCCGCGTGATTATTTGGTGCCATAAAGCACAAGTGTATTATATCTCAAATGAACAATAAAAAGGAGGACAAAATGTGGGATTTACGTTAGCAGATAAAATTCAAAAAAAACTTGACGAGAGAGGAAAAACTGTGTATTGGCTTGCAAAAAAAGCTGGCGTAGGTTTTGGAGCGTTATACCCACTTTTATCTGGCAAAAGGACTGAACCAACATTTTCAACAATGGAAAAAATAGCTGATGCACTAGATGTCAGCTTAGACGAATTTAGAAGTAAGGAGGAAGTCGAATAAGTGGCTCAGCGAAGAATGTTCAGCAAGGAAATTACAACCAGCGACACGTTCGTAGATATGCCGATGTCTAGTCAGTTGCTCTATTTCCACTTGGGAATGGAGGCTGACGATGAAGGGTTTATCGGTAACGCTAAAATGTTGAGCCGTGCTTACGGTGCAAATAGCGATGATTTATCGCTACTAAAAGCAAAAGGTTTCATCATCATGTTTGAGAACGGCGTGAGCGTTGTAAAAGATTGGAATCTAAACAACAAAATACGTAAAGACAGAATTAAACCGACCATCTATCGTTCAGAAAAAAGTCTTCTAAACGTTGATGTAGACGGTGCTTATTACCTTGGCAACCAAATGTCAACCAATGTGCAACCAATTGACAACCAAATGTCCGCACAGGATAGGTTAGGTAAGGATAGGTTAGGTAAGGATAGGAAAGATATATTGTCCGGTTCTGACGAACCCGACCCAGTACCTTACAAAGAAATTATTGATTACTTGAACGAAAAAGCCAATACGAAGTATCGAAGTAGCGGCGCTAAGACAAAAACGTTGATTAGAGCAAGAGCTAACGACGGATTTGATTTAGATGACTTTAAGAAAGTAATCGACACAAAAGCAAGTCAATGGTTAAACGATCCAAAGATGAAAAAGTTTTTGCGACCAGAAACATTGTTTGGTACTAAGTTCGAGGGCTACCTAAACGAAGTTGGTGTCACTCAACCAACTAAAAAAGATTATTCGCAGATGACTAGAGAACAACAACTGATCGAAGTCATGGGAAAAGATGGCGTGAGGTTTTAAATGCAAAGCGTATCAGACGTAGCCAAAGAATGGATAAAAAACAAAGGCGGCACATTGCTTAGTGAGGAAGAATTAAATAAGCGCCTTGCTGAAATTGATAGACAAGCAAGTGAAAAGGCAGCAGCTGATTACCTAGAACTCAAACGCAAAGTCTATCAGCGTGACAGTTTATGGCCGTCTGGTAGAAAAGCAGCATTTAGCTTTGAACGTTGGCTTCCAGAACGACAACCAGATGTGTCACTAGCCACCATGGTAAAGCAGCAAGCGACCGATCTGTTTAAGCGATTGAGGCACGAGGCTTTTAACGTTTTCTTACATGGCAGTGCAGGTGTTGGCAAAACAGCAATGACGCTAGCAATACTAGATGCCTTTGAACGATTTACCAATAAGACAACGATGTTTGTTAGTGCAGTGGCCTTACGTGAGGCAGTGATGTACGACTTCAACGACAATCAAGCACGAGCAAAGTTAGAGCGTATTCAAAAGTCAATGCTTGAAGTTGATGTGCTGGTGATTGACGATTTTGGTTCCGAAGTCGGAATGGCGGGTTCAGCACGCCAAGCAACGGAGCGTTTGCAACAGTTCTACATGAGAGTGGCTGACGGGCGCTATGAGGTGGACGAAAACGGTAGGCGGACTAAATGTACCATAATCACTTCAAACAACACACGGAGCGAATTAGGGTCTATGTACAACGACAAGCTAATTAGTCGATTAGTAACAAAAAAACCCGACAACGTAATTTTGTTTGTCGGATTGGAGGATGTGAGAGATTGAGAAATAAAAAATACAGTTATGGGTTCCAAGCAGTACGCGCTGTTAATGGCGAGATTGTTGAACGAGATAATAAGATTTACCGCACTTTTGAAGAAGTAAACTCTCGGCTACAAGCCTTGATTTATACAGGTGGCGACTGGGGATTTGAAGTAGTAAAAAACGCCTAACGGGAGCAACCGTCAGACGTAGGTATAAATACTTACCAAAGCAAAGAATTTATACCGCAATTCTAACAAGGAAACCGGAGAATAGCAAATGACAAATGATGTAGTGGTTAGCAACCTACAAGTAACAAAGTTAACACCAGCAGTTATTGAAGCACCAAATATTGATGAATTGGTAGCAAACACCGACAAGATGTTGGCTAAGTATCGTGAGTTTCCAGTTTCAGAGGAAAGTTACGATATAGCAAAACAACAGCGATCAGTTTTGAATGCAACCGTTAAGGATATTGCTGATCAACGCAAAAAGATCGAAAAGGAATTATTGGGTAATTGGGCTGATATTAAGCCAAAGATGATGTTAATTGAAAAGGCAGGTAAAGCAGCATCTGACTTGATGAAAGACCAGATGCTGCCAGTCGAGAACGAACGCAAGGAACGTCGCAAGGCTGTCGTGATGAATGATGTAATAGCATTGGCTAACGATCAAGGCGTTGATTGGGCCCGCATTCAATTCAATGAAAAGTGGCTCAATAAGACATACAGCCGTAACGACATGATCAAAGAAGTTGATGCGCAAATTGTTCAGCTGAAAAAAGATGATGAATTGTTAGCACTGCAAACAAATCAGATTGAGATTGAAGCAAGCGGATTAGGAATTGACCCAACACCATATCTCTCAATGTTGGGCCTAAGAGACTTCGCAGACATCAAAGCACAGATGCATCGTGATGATGAAATCAAGAAAGCACGAGAAGAAGCACGTCTTGCTGCTGAACAAGCCCACAATGAAGCATTAGCAAAGGCGGAACAAACCCGCACGGAAAACGCACAACAAGTCGGTGACAAACTGGTTGATGAAAATGGTGAAGTAATTCAGGCACCACAACCAGTTGTTGAAAAGACATACGACCGAACACTCTATATTATCGGTGCAACTCGTGAACAGCTTAAAAGCTTGGCAGACTACATGAAAGCGAACGGTATTGCGTTCAGAGGTGAGAAATGACTGAGTTTAGCAATCTATACGAAGCACTGGCTGAAACACAGAAGCGGGTGAAGTATGAGTGATGAGAAGTCTATCTTTCAGACGCTCAATGCGATTGATGTAAATGACCACGTTGAGCGTAAAAAGTCGGGAAAGTCTTATCTTAGTTATCTGTCTTGGTCATGGGCTTGGGCGGAACTCAAAAAGAAATATCCAGATGCTGAATACGAAATCAAAAAGTTTGAGAACAATCTGCCATATGTTTATGACGAAAATACTGGCTATATGGTGTTTACATCTGTGACCATTGACGGATTAACGCATGAAATGTGGTTGCCGGTCATGGACGGTGCCAATAAGGCTATGAAGTCAAAGCCATATAGCTATGATACGAAGTTTAATGGCAAAAAGAATGTTGAAGCGGCAACCATGTTCGACATCAACAAGACAATTATGCGTTGTCTGGTTAAAAATTTGGCAATGTTTGGGCTAGGCTTGTACATCTATTCTGGTGAAGACTTGCCAGATGTTGAACCAGAACCGCCAAAGTTGATTAGCCAAGAGCAGATAACGCATCTTGAAAACATTATCAACGAAACGTCCCAGATGATCGGACAAGACATGATGGCATTTACGTTGAAAGCAGCGAACGTTTCAGCACTGAAGTTCGTGACAGAAGAGAATTACAAACCATTACTAGCAAAAGTCACTGAGTGGCACAAGAAAGCAGAGGAACAAGCAAATGAACCAAGTTAATTTGACAGGACGACTAACAAAAGATATTGAATTACGCTACACACAATCAGGAAAAGCGGTCGCAACTGGGTCTATCGCGGTTAATCGGCGGTTTAAGTCGGAAGGGCAACCTGATGCAGATTTCATCAATTTCGTGATGTGGGGTAAGGCAGCTGAAAACTTTGCGAACTTCACACACAAAGGCTCACTAGTTGGTCTAGGTGGTGAATGGCAGACACGAAACTATGAAAACAATGCTGGTCAGCGAGTTTATGTAAACGAACTCAACGCTAATACCTTTGACCTATTAGAGCCAAGAGGCGAACAGCCACAATCTAGTCAATCAAACAATGTGAATGTTGCTGATGTTAATCCATTCGCCTCTAAAGGAAACAGTCCATTAGATATCAGTGATGATGACCTACCATTCTAAGAGGTGACGCCATGAGAGAGTTTCAGGCGTACCCAACACAAAAAGCTGGCAACGAAATCATATTCAGGTTTAAAGACGAGGAAAGCGCTAACCAATTTTTATCAACTTTTCAACTATTTAAGCAAACTTTGGTTGAAATTCAAGTGAGGGACGACCGAGAGATTAGTGCTAAACAACGGCGGTTTATCTACGCCATGTTTAACGACATTGCGAAGTGGTCTGGCGATGCACCGGAATACATCAAACAGTGGTTCAAGTTGGCTTATGAGTATTGGCGAGAGCTGGACACGATTTCACTGCGAGATGTTGAGAAGTCGGTAGCGGCTGGCCTCATCACATTTATGCTGGACTTCGTGGCCGACCACAACGTGCCTTTGAGTTTTAAACCACTGGACGCATTAGAACCTGAAGATGTCGCACATTGGGAATATCGGGCGCTCATCGAGGGATTTGACGTACTAGATGGCTCACGTCCGGTCGAGTTGGCTCATGGCGAACACGCAGTCGGCATGGGACGTGATCGCGACAAAATCAGCAACATTGGAAACACGGTATTTAGTCTAAGCCACACGCATCACATGGAGCTTCACAAAATTGGATTAAACGCATTTAAAGCAAAGTATCACATTAACGGCGTGCGAGTGACGGCAGAGATTATCAAGGAATTAGAAAGCCGAGGCAGGCGCTTTGGTGGAAAGGGAGAATGACTATGGATTTAGTATCTTTTAAGTCTGGGGGACTGGAATACTTTGAAGCAAAATATGTCTATATGAGCGACAAAGCGATTAAGTGTTTTCGCGAACTACTAGTAAAGCGTGAGATAGAACGCATTGATGAAGATGGCGTGTTATCAGACGGTAGAACCAATAACCGAATGCAAAAATATCGCGATGAAATTATCGAAATCATTGAAGACATGCGCGCTAGGGGGTACACCCCAAAAGAAACAGCCAGTTATCTAAACGGCTACCAAGATGAATACACATACGGCAATCGTGAAATCGTTGGTTATTTTTATCGGGAACGACAAAACGGCCGGAACAAACTAGCACAGATTTCTTCCGCTGAACTGAAGATCAGACGCCAAGCTATGCTGCGAACGCACAAGGCTGGAAGATATAGCAGTGTCGAGCTTTCAAATTATGGATTTGCGGGTAGGAAGATAGAATGAACAAAATCACGCTAGATTTAACACATTTACGGCCGTTGACGTTGAACAAATACATTGAAGCAGAACGCAAGAATAGGTATCTAGGCGCTAAGCTAAAGCGCATTGGTACAGCGTATACACGCAGCGTTTTCCTACAATCTATGGTTGATGGTGTGACGTTTGCATGGCCGGCAAAGCTAAAGTTCGACTGGTACTTGCCAGACCGCAGAATCGACCCCGACAACTGGACGTTTACACAAAAGTTCATATTTGACGGTATGTTGACGGCTAAGTTACATGGACAAGCATTCTTAGAAAACGACAACGTTAAAAACATCGGTGGGTTTGATCATGATTTTTATCTTGATAAGGCGAATCCGCGACTTGAAATTTATGAGATGGAGGCAACGCATGAAATATGACGTGAGACTTGACGGCAATACAATTGAAACTTTCGACACGTTTGAGGAAGCTAATGTACAAGCTGAAAAGCTAAATGGCATATTATCGCTAACGGCACCAGATAAGAAAGCGATTGTGATAGGCGACTATGGGAGAGCAGGTGAGTGATATGCGAGATAGGCAGAAAAAGAAAAATATATTAGAGGCCTTTCCGAAAGGAACGCGTGAACGTTATGAATATACGCATTGCCAGAATTGCGGAAAGAAAATGAATGTAGCACGCGATAATTACTTTAACTTATTTGGTTTTTGTAGTGTTGACTGCGGAATGGGATTGTTTGGTTTATCAGAAAGAGATTTTTATTAATGGAGTAAATAACTATCACAATCGAAGAATACCAAAAGACACATCATGTTAAGACAGAGATTATTGCAACAGGTGGAAGGAAAAAGAAATGAATAAATCAGGATATATCGTTCAAATTAAAAATGAGTATTTCTTCCTGAATAACATTACGCAAGACGCTAACAAGGCGTATTCATATAAGTTGGAAGAATTAGCTGATACTGATTGGGTTAAGCGCTACGATCCAAAATATGACAACCAACAGTATCATCAGCGACTACGTGACACGATTATTAAAAGAATCAGCTATCTGTACCGTGAAAAAGTTGGTAGATTCTTCGTGTTAGATAATCACGGCAAGATGATTGAAATTTAGAAAGTGTGATGAGATGAAATTCACCAGCGAAAAAGTAAATGAATTGCTAGGTGTTGATGAAGCGTTTAAAGTTCCTGATAAGTTAATGTCAATCATGATGAATCGTGAACAACGTGAGCAAACGTTTAAAGCATTTTTGGAAGTTGAGCGCGATACATCGTTTGATTGGTTTCACGAATATTTTGAAAGTGAACAGTCCGAGCGCAAGACTAAGAAGCAAGATTTCACGCCAAACAGTGTTTCTGACATTATGACGAAACTTGTTGGGAAAGCAGATACATATTTTGAATCAGCAGCTGGTACAGGTGGTATTGCTATCCGTCATTGGTGGCATGATTTGATTGATAACCACAACCCGTTTTTCTATGAACCATCAGATGATTATATGGTATTAGAAGAAAAATCAGAACGTGCGTTACCATTTCTATTATTCAATCTATCAATTCGAGGTATCAACGCAATCGTTATTCATGGTGATAGTTTAAGCCGTGAAGTCAACAACGTTTATTATCTACTGAATGATAAGAACGACTTCTTGGCGTTTAGCACAATCAATGTTATGCCACAAAATAGAACGACAATGAAAGAGTTTAATGTTAGTCGGTATATTGATAAGCCAATAGATCACATTGAAGCAGACATCAATATGTGGCGAGACAATGTTGGTAATAAGTACGATTTTGCAGCTAAGTTTATTGAAAAGTATTCAAAATTAAAAGGAGTTAGTCATGAAGATAGTTTTATTTGATTTGTTTACCGACGCTAATAATAGGCAAGCTGGTATTTTAATCAAAGAATACCCAGGCGGGTATCATCTAAAAATGTTAAGTTCGATTAGATATGGTGAACGAATAATCGTATTCAAAAGCGTTATGAAAAACATTGATGTGCGTGAATTTGAATATGCACATCAAACAACTTTGGAGGGAATGAGATGAAGATAGTTAGCTTACAGAGCGTGGGATTGGGGGCATCGTATACTCGTGGAGATGGTGAACAAATTATTGCACCAGATGAAATTTACGTTGGCACAACCATTCTAAGCTCTTCTGCAATTTTGCCAGGTGTCACGGTTACTGAAATAAATTATCAACAGGGTGACTTTGATGCGTATGGTTTTGAAATATACACCGTCCACACATCAGACGGACACATCAGAGTGTTGCCGGCAGACAAGTACATTGCAGAATGGAGCGAATAGTTATGCGAGAGATTAAGTTTAGAGTTTGGGACAACGAAGAAAATAATTTTTGGGGTGAGGGCAGGAATTTATCACTAGTATCACTTGTGTCAGATAGTCTGGTTAATGACGATAGTACAGTGCTTGAACAATACACAGGTCTCAAAGACAAAAACGGTGTTGAAATTTATGAGGGCGATATTGTTCAATACGGTGAAGATAGAGACTTTATATTTGTCGTGATATTTAAATACGGTTGTTTTTATGCCCATAATATCTTGGGTGAAAAGTTTATGACTGACAGCCTTTTAGGTAGTTTGGTTATGTCAGAAAAAGTTAGTGTAATCGGAAATATTCACGAGAACGCAGATTTATTAGTTGATGACATCGGCAATGATATTCATGAGTTTTTACACGGAGGAGATAAGTAATGACTGATGATGTGAAGTGGTTTGTGAGAAGTAAAGAACAATATCAACCAGATATGGGTCAGGGAATTTCTGAAAGTGGTTATCTTTATTTAACACAAGGCAATATTTATAGCATTGAATATTATGAAACAACCCCATTCAAAGATGATGCTCAACAATTTGACACCAAAGAAGAAGCTGAGAAATGGGTTAATCCACTAACAGAAGCGGTGCAGTTACCAGTGGATGGCGAGTAATGGATAACGAAGATGAAAATGGTGGTCATGGTTACGTGGAACATGCGTCAATAGGGAACGCTATTGTACACGTGTTTTATGCAGATGATAATGAAGGATGTGAAGCTGATGAAAAATAAAGCATATATCGTGGCGAATGTGACGAATAGTTAAGAAGCGAGCCAGAAACAAAATGAAAGTAGTAGCTAAGCAAGTCTACATCGTAGGCTACCGCTATTCAGATAACGACCCATGGGAGACATCAGGTAGTATTTATTGGAACTTAGAAGACGCGGTAGCTAATGCGAACACGCAGATGTTCCACATGCCTAAGTTGAAGACGCGAGTGTTTAAAATGGGTCGAGCAACACCAGTGGAGGTGTAGAGGAGAAAGAATTTGCAGTATGACCGTAAACGAACAATTAAAAAAGTTGCGCTGTTCTTCGGTGATCCGACTGCCATCAATCGTTCTAGTGAGTTTAAAGACTTAATCGACTTGGCACATCTTACGCCTAATGACTTGATGTATCATTCGCCGACAATTTCAGACATGCCGAGAGTGACGTCATTCGGTAATCACACGGAAGATGCAACAATCAACTTCATGGAGAAGATGAGCGAGTCGCAAACTGCTAAATGGAAAGTGCAGGTTATCTTGAGAGCAGTCAGGAATATGGACGGCAGGTTTGGCAATCTACTGTATAACAGGCACTTTATGCGGATGAGCTTTGATGAACTAGCAGATTTGACAGGATATTCAAATGCTAACTTGAGTAAACTACTCAATACTGCATATTTAAAACTAGCGTTGTGGACTGCTGATGAACTAGATTTGATAGTATCAGTAGCAAATGAGTAGATAACGAGTACGAACACAGTGAATAAATATGCGGTATATTAGTAGCATGCAAGATTAAACAAAAGCGGGTTATTGCTCATCCCTTAAAAGCAACGTTACACACGCTTCGGAAAAAGCCACTGTGTATGTAAAAATACGATAGGTTGGAATATCTATCATTATGACAGGTGGCGGAATAGGTAGACGCTAGTAAGGTGATTGTGCCTGATAATTGAGAGTTATCTAGTCTTTGGTTTCTGATGGGATGTGCGCACATTCTCAATGCCCGAAACTAGGCATGCAAGGTGCAAATCCTTGCCCTGTCATTGCGGAAACGCAAACACAACTTAATGACCAGCTTGCCTGCCGGTCGTACATAACCAAAGAAATTGTGATAAAATAGATTTTAGTCACATTTGATTTTTTTTATTTGGAGAACATCATGAATGAAGACGATTTGAGACTTATTAGGCGGTCCACTCGATCGGCAGAAGTAAATACACGACAAAAAAAGATGCCAAAAAAACGGGGAACATTGCAGCGTCAAAAGGCGCGTTCTGAGCTGTTTGAGAATAAGAATATTAATTACAAAAAACATATGCGTGAGTTTTAGGTAACAAACACTAACACCTTAACGGGTGTTTTTTTATTGAAAAGAGAAACTATGAAGATAGATCGTGATTATGGACTTGTCGCCAGTGATGATGAACTAAACATCTACCGCAGGTTAGACAAGCAACAAAAATATAATAAGAAACACAATAAGGCATCTAAACGCAAGTCGAATACAGACAAGCGCAAAGATGCCTTTTATGATGATAGGAAGTGGCAATAATGGGCTACACAAAATGGACTGATGAATTAAAGAAGCGTGTTCAAGAATTGAGTGAGCAAGGACTTGATTCAAGAAATATAGTTGAAAAACTTTATGAAGAAACAGGTGTGTATTATGCGCGACGTTCTGTGCAACGATATGCAAGTGTAAAAGCGCCACAATCATACAATGATGAAAACGACCATTTTAGTATCGAACCTAAATATAGCTATGGTAGTGACGGTAAGGTTGATGATATTAAAATCACAGCCAAGTATCTACTACTGAATGAGCAGACACAAAAGACACCAGAAGATATTCTTGAGTATCTTAATCTTGATGTCAACGACTGGCGTATCGTGTCAGCAATTCCAAACCAATGGACGACACCAACGGATAATGGGCCAAAGTGGAACTTCCAGTTAAAGGTTAATGTTAAGCCTAAGTCAGATGATGAATTAACGCCACAAGATATTGCTAATCTGTTCAAAGCAGATATTAAGCCATACACAGTCAATCAGGTTGCACGAGACACTCACAATTTGGTTGTACCGCTTCCTGATTTGCATTTTGGTATAACTACACTAGAAGATGTTAAAGGTCACTTAGACAGGCTGTTAGAGCTTATCAATAAGGGTTACAAAACGATTGTGATTGAACAGCTAGGTGATCTATTCCATTCTAGTCAGATGTGGTCATCACAGACTTTAAAAGGCACGTTGCTTGATGAAGTTAATATGGTGCAAGCCGTTGAGGACGCTAAGCAGTTCTTTGACGTGTTAGTAACTGCTGCGTTGCAAAATAGTACAACGCTTCACATCAAACAAACGGCAGGCAATCATAGTGCTAATTTGGAGTACATGTTCATGGAGTATTTGAAAGCCAAGTACCCACAAGTCGTTATCAAGAACAACATTAAATTCCGTGATGCTTATTTATTGGATAACGTTGGTATCATGTTAGCCCATGGTGACTTAGCGCCTAAGAACTTGCCTATGCTATTTGCAAATGAGTTTGGTGGTGCCTGGTCACTAGCTCACAGTCGTGAAATTCACAAAGGTCACTTTCACAAGGAAAAGACAGTTGATGAGGGTGGTGTGATTAGTCGACAGCTTGGAACAGTCAAGCCTAATGATAAGTATGAGATTATGAACGGTTGGACGTTATCCAAAAAAGAGCTATATGCGCTTGAATATGATAGCGACAAGTTAGTTGCCGAGTGGCACGTTTAGGAGAATGAAAGGTACATGGGAATCACTAAATACAGATTTAAATCTTAAAAGATAGTTAAGTTGTCTTTTTAATAATGATGATGCTGTGTTACTATTAATAGAAGATACCTATTTCATGAATTAAATGGAATTTTACTGGAGAATAATAATGGAAATTAATATTAGAAATATTGGTCAAATTGGTTCGAACTGCAATATTTCAATCCATGGGTTGACTGTTATTGCTGGTGTAAATAATTCTGGTAAAAGCACACTAAATAGGACTGTTTATTCAGCTCTTTCTAGTTTATATCAATACAAATCGATGATTAACAATAGCAAGAACAGCAGTATTATGGATATATTTGAGGACATAATTAATGAAATTAATTTTGATCCACAGGAGTATTTTGAGTTCAGAGATTCATTTGAAGAACAAGTTGATGAGTTAACAAAAAAAGATGTTCCTTTTGAAAAATTTTATCAAACCCTGGTTAAAAAAATAAAAGACACTGGATTTGATTATGTTGATGATGAAGCGAACGATATAAAAAACAAACTTTCCCATTTTTTGAGTACCGATGATCAGACCATACTAACCAGTAATGCTACTAATACTTTTGCTTCAGAATTTTATGGCCAAATAACCAACGTAAATAATCCGGATTTAGACTCAACGATTGAGTTAACCATCAAAGGCAAAACAACAACTTTTCAGATTAAAAGTGACCGAATTTTATCAATAGAAAATCCAAGTGAGCTACGTGCACAACCGATGTTTTTAGATGAGTCAATGAATGTATCTGGCATGATGCCAAGATACTATCGCATGCGCTCACGATTTTCAGCAAATCATATTCAAAAATTTTTTGATTACTTATCTAGGCCAGAAAAATTATATAATACAAATGAACATAGTGGTGAAGAGTTTTTAAACCTGAATAACCTTTATGTGAATCATAAATTATCCACAATATTTGAAAAGTTAGAAAGCGTCATTCCTGCTAACTTAACAGTATCTGGGCTTGATAGAAAAATCAAAAAAGAATTAAGTAATGATTCGGCTATTAATTTAAACAATATTTCTTCTGGATTAAAAACTTTTATTTATATAAAACGGCTGTTGCAGAATGAGACTTTATCTGAGAATGGCACCTTGATTCTGGATGAACCGGAAATTCATCTGCATCCAGAGTGGCAGATAGTTTTTGCAGAAATTATAGTTTTGCTGCAAAAAGAATTTGACATGCACATATTGTTAACTACGCATAGTCCTTATTTTCTCCAAGCTATTCAGGTTTTCTCAGAAAAATATGACATTGAGAATAAAACAGAATATTATGTTTCTGAAGTCAATTCCGAAGGTTTTTCTCGATTTATTAATACAACTAAAGATGTTGGTAAGATATATACTTTATTAGCAAAACCTTTTGAGTTGTTAAATAGCATTGAATCTGAAATGAAAGAGTCAAGGAGGCATTAATTTCATGTCAAATATTTTTATTGATTCTTCTATAAAGGAATTTTTGCCATATATTTCTGATTTTAGCAAGACGTCTTTGGATGATAGTAATAGCGTTTCGTTAATAATTGATACTCAAAACGACGTTATAAATTTTGATGGTTATGTTCAAAATGAGTATGGTCATAATTACAAAACTAACGATACGTTGTTCTGGGAGGATAATGCTCTTCAAGAAATGAAATTTGTTGAATTCAAGAATGGCAAATGGTCACCTACTGAATTGAGAATTAAATGCTATGACTCTGTTATGGTATTATCGGATTTATTGAATAAAGATTTGAATTACATTTCACAACATCTTTCTTATGTGTTGGTTTGTAATGACCCTATATCAAGTATCCAGGATAGTATAGCTGTCAGAGCCAATTCTGAGGTTATAACAAAAACTACGAACTTGAGGAATAATTTTTCTATATTAGTTGGAAAAATTTTTAAAAGCGTGGAAGTTGAATCAGCGATTTCATTCACGTCAAAGTATTTGTAAATAATTTTTTTATTATTAAATATCACTAAGCGCATAAGCGCTTTTTATTTTGCAGTGAATTTGAAAGGAGGTGACACAATGACATGAAATTAACACCAAAGCAGAAGAAGTTTGCTGATGAGTATATCAAGACTGGAAACGCAACGCAGTCAGCGATTGAAGCTGGTTATAGTAAGAAGACGGCGCAGGTTATAGGTGCTGAAAACCTATCAAAACCTATGGTTAAATCATACATAGAAGAGCGCATGGCTGAAATAGCGTCAAAACGCGTTATGAGCTACACAGAAGCCGTTGAATTGCTTACTAGTATAGCTAGAGGTGAAGAGAAAGAAACGGTTGTTGTGGCAACTCCTGTGAGTGTTGAGAAAGTCGAGAAAGAAGCAGATTTAAAGACAAGAATTAGTGCCTTGAAAGAGATACTTAAACGTTATCCAAACAACGACAAACTCATTGAGCAACAGATACGCAAGTTGAGCGCTGAAGCTGATGTGGCACAGATACAAGCTAAGCGCATGGCGGACGGTGAACAAAATAGCAGTGTCAATGTGAATATCGTGTTACCAGAGCAGGAGGACAACAATGGCGAATGATTTAGTGATTGATGTTCCTGAAATGGTTGATAAGGCATATTACAAGCTATACACATCAAAACAGCAATACATTGCATTGAAAGGCGCACGTGCTAGTGGTAAGTCCGTAGCGACTGCGTTCAAGGTTGTGATTGATATACTGCGCTATCCGTATGTTAATTGGCTTGTTGTAAGACAATTCCAGAATACACAGAAAGATAGTACGTTTGCCATTATCAAGTGGGCTGTTCATTACATGGGACTTGATGATTACTTCAAATTCACCGTTAGCCCGCTTGAAATAACTTACAAGCCGACACAACAAAAAGTGTTCTTTCGTTCAATGGACGACCCTTTGAAAATCACATCTATCACAACCACGGTTGGAAAGATATGCCGTAGTTGGTGGGAAGAAGCCTATGAGTTAAAAAGTGATGATTCATTTCAGACTGTGATTGAATCCATGCGTGGTGAGTTGCCTATTGGTGGCTTTTATCAGCATGTCATTACATTTAACCCGTGGAGTGACAGACATTGGTTAAAGCGTGAGTTCTTTGATGTCGATACAAGGCGCAACAATACACTAGCGTTTACAACCACATATAAGAATAATCACCACCTGAACGATGACTTTATCGAAGCTATGAAAGAAATGGTGGTGCGCAACCCTAATCGTGCAAAAGTTGCCGTGTTTGGTGACTGGGGTATATCAGAGGGTCTTGTTTTTGACGGTTTGTTTGAACAACGAGATTTCAGCATGGAAGAGATTGCTAAGTTGCCTAAGTCAATTGGACTAGACTTTGGATTTAAACACGATCCAACCGCTGGTGAGTTCATGGCAATAGACCAAACAAACAGAGTTGTGTATGTCTATGATGAGTTCTATCAACAAGGAATGCTCACACAAATGATTGCACAGGCATTAGCGCAACATAAGGCTTATGGCTTGCCAATCACAGCGGATAGCGCAGAGCAACGTTTAACAACTGAATTAGCCAGTGTCTACGGTGTACCTAATTTACGCACGGCTGGTAAGGGTAAAGACAGTGTGATTCAAGGCGTGCAGTACATGCAGAGCTATCACTATGTTATCCATCCAAGAGTTAAAGGACTATTAAGTGAGATGAACACTTATGTGTATGACAAAGACAAGCTGGGTAACTGGTTAAACAAGCCTAAAGATGAAAATAACCACGCTATTGATGCCCTGCGATACGCAATGGAACAATACATGTTCGTTGCAAATAATCACTACATGAGCTATCAAGAACGTGCGCAAGCCGTCAAGAATTTAGGACTATAAAGGAGTTACAATGCAAAAGATTTTTAGTGATAATCAAAAAGCTAATTTAATCTATCAAGACAGCTTGGATAATCTGACGCCACAACGTGTTATGCAGTTTGTCAAACATCATAATCAGTATCAGAGACCACGACTTGAAAGGTTAGACGAGTATTACAAGGGGTTGAACGTTGGTATTTTAGAACAAGAGAGCCGCCGTGTTGATGAAGACAAGGCAGACCACAGAGCCGTACATTCGTTTGGTAAATACATTGCTGATTTCCAAACCTCATTCAGCGTTGGTAATGCCATTTCTGTTCAACATGATGATGACGCGAGACTTGATACAGTTGAAGATACCAACAACTTTGATGAGATTAACAGTGATCTATTCCTAGATATGACACGTTTTGGACGCGCTTACGAATATGTTTACCGAGGGCACGATGACATTGAACACAGTGTGGCACTAAGTCCACTAGAAACGTTTATCATCTACTCACTAGATGTTGATCCGCAACCAATTATGGCGGTGCGCTATCACTTGATTGATACCATTGATGATGATGTTATCTCAAACGAGTATCGTGTTGAAACGTGGACGGCGAACGAGTATACGAGCTATCAGCCAACATCAATTAATGGCACACCTGTACAAGATGAAGCAAGCGAACTATATGTGTTCCCAATGATTGAGTATAAGAACAATAAGTTTAGAATTGGTGACTTTGAAAACGTTATCCCACTAATTGATTTATATGACGCAGCACAATCAGACACAGCCAACTACATGACTGATTTAAATGACGCTATGCTTGTCATCAAGGGTGATATTGATACATTGTTGCAAGGTTCAAGCATGATGAGCGGCATTGACCCAACAGACGAGAGTGCAGCAATGCAGTTAGCTAAAGACAAAATGGAAATGTTGAAGTCCATGAAGTCGGCTAACATGTTGCTGTTAAAGTCTGGCGTATCAATGACAGGGCAACAGACGAACGTTGACGCAGGCTATATCCACAAAGAATATGATGTGACTGGTACAGAAGCATACAAGGATAGGCTTGCACATGATATTCATAAGTTCTCACACACACCTGATTTAACAGACGAAAACTTTGCAGGTAATGCCAGTGGTGTTGCCATGAAGTATAAAGTATTAGGAACGATTGAATTAGCAAGTACCAAACGCAAGGCTTTTGAAGTCGGTTTGTATCAACGCTATAACATCATCAAAGCACTAGAAAATCTGTCAGCAAGTGGTATGAGCGTAGATCCAAACGAGATTAGCTTTGTGTTTACGGATAACATGCCGGTTGATGACGTTACAACCATTGCACAAGTGGTTAGTGCAGGCGCTAGAGTGCCACAAGAGTATCTGTATCAGTTCCTACCGAACGTGACTGATCCTAGTGAAATTACTGATTTGTTAGCGCAAGAGCAGGCTACACAGGTAAAACAAGCTAGAGATAGTTATGGCGTGCAAGTAGATTCAGAAAAGGCAGATGACACAAATGGTACAGAGACCGAAACAAACTAATAAATATTGGGAAAACCGTCTCAAACAAGAGCAAGCATACATGAACAAGGCTACGAACACTGATGATATTGTCAGACGGTATGATTTAGCCATTGATGATATTACACGCAAGATTGAAGCCGAATATGCAAGACTTGAATTGCGTGGCTTTGAACGTAACATTGTTGAAACTGCCGACATTGCAGCTTATGAACGTGAAGCCAAAGGATTAGTGGCATACGCTAACAAACTGCGTGACAAGTTAGGTAGAAACGCAGCTAAAACAGACTTTACAGCCGAAGTGAACAGGAGAATGAAAGTCTATAACGCTACAATGCGTATCAACAGGCTGGAATATCTCAAATCACAAGTTGCATTATCGCTGGTTAAGGCTGGTGTTGATACTGATGTTGACCTGCAACAAGAGTTGTCAGACAAATATGTCGCCGAAAAGGCACGTCAGGCTGGTATTCTAGCTTCAACAGTCGTACCTATGTCACACACTAAGCTGTTTAAGATAGTTGCTGCACAAGTTGATGGTGCTAACTTTAGTCAAAGAATATGGCAGAACACAGACGTTTTAAAGGCTGAATTGGACGTGTTGCTGACTAACAATATTATTCAAGGACAGAACTCTAATGTGATTGCAAGACGTTTGCGAAGTTTGTTAAACGGTCAATACAAAGACAACGCTAGGTATATCACCGAACGATTAGCACGAACAGAGTTTACACGAGTGATAGGGCAAGCGCAGAAAGACAGCTACCGTGAAAATGACATTGAATATGTCAAGTGGATGGCTGAATCGCGTGCGTGTCGTTATTGTGTCGCTGCTTCAGAGGGTGGTTTACGAGGTGAAGGTATCTATAAAATAGATCATGAGCCACATTACCCAATGCACCCCAATTGCCGCTGCAGTTTAGCAGCTTATTATGAATAACTTGAACACTGATGAAAGTTGGTGTTTTTATTTTGTCCTAAGCATGACATTAAAAGGCTGTTACATAGCGTGTATGGGTTGTCAGCGTGCCGTGTGTGGGTTTAATCGTGCATGGGGCAATATAAGCGCTAATCAACGTGTATGGACTAATACAAAGGAGAAATCATCATGACAGAACCAAACGAATCAACAGAGAAAGTTGATCAAAATCAACAGGAAAACGAAGAGACTAAGACATTAACGCAGAGTGAACTTGACAGCTTGATGGATAAGCACACTGCAAAAGTCTTGGAAAAACAAAAGGCTGACTTTGAAAAAAAGTTGGCTGAAGCAATTCAACAAGGCAAGACAGAGGGTGAGAAGTTGGCTACAATGTCCGCTAAAGAAAAGGCGGAAGAAGAGGCAAAACAACGCCTTGCAGACCTTGAAGCACGTGAAAAAGAATTAAACCAACGTGAATTAACGGTCAACGTGTCAAGCCTATTGAAAGAGCGTGAATTGCCTACTGATTTAGCTGAATCGTTGGTTAAGCTTGGCAATGCTGATGAAATCTCAACCGTTGTTGACAGCTTACAACAAGCAATTCAACAAGGTATCAACGATGGTGTTAAAGACCGTCTACGTCAAGACCCACCTAAGAATGACGCAACAAAAATCAGTGGTGATATTGGCAAGGTGGAATTTAACGCTATGACCGCAGCAGAACGTGTTGCTTTTGCGAAGAGCAACCCAGAACAATTTAAACAGATTACAGGAGAATAAATAAATGTCTACATTAACAAAACTAGCAGATTTGGTAAATCCAGAAGTATTGGCACCAATCGTGTCATACGAATTTAAGCAAGCAATGCGATTCACACCGTTGGCAAGTGTTGACACAACACTGCAAGGACGTTCAGGTGACACATTGAAGTTCCCGGCATTCACTTACATTGGTGACGCAAAAGACGTTGCAGAAGGTGAAGCAATTCCATTGGATAAGCTGGGTACAACGGCTAAGAGCGTCACTATCAAGAAAGCTGCCAAAGGTACAGAGATTACAGATGAAGCAGTATTGTCTGGATATGGTGACCCTGTTGGCGAATCTACAAAACAATTAGGCTTGGCAATCGCTAACAAGGTTGATAATGACATCTTGGCTGCTGCATTGACAGCTTCACAAACAGTTAAGTTTTTTGCAACATCAGACGGTGTTCAATTAGCGTTGACACTATTTGCAAAAAATAACGATCAAGACGATTCACCCGTTGTAGCTTTGTTTAACCCAGCAGATGCAGCAGCATTGCGCAAGGCAGCACGCGCAGAGGGTACGGGTTCAGACGTTTCACAAAATGCTTTGGTAAATGGTACTAAGTTTGAAGTGCTTGGCGTGCAAATCATCGAATCTAACAAGGTTACAGCAGGACAAGCTATCTACATTAAGGTGAACCCAAGTGTTCCAGCTTTGAAATTGGTTATGAAGCGCGCGGCAGAAGTAGAAGACCAACGCAACATCATCAACAAGACTACTGTTTTGACTGCCGATGAACATTACGCGGCCTACTTGTACGACCCAACAAAGGTTGTTGTAGCAAAAGGCTGAGGCTAATGGTATTACATTAAGTCAAAAGACAGCAACAATTAAAGTTGGTGCAACTAAGCAAGTGACTGCTGCAAACCCAACCAATGCTTCAGACGCTAGTGTTGCTGTTACGGTGACAGAATAGTCACATGATGTCGCTTAATAAATAAACAATACTGCAAAGGGCGGCTATTAAGGAGGTGACGATTTGGAACTTAGCGATTTGAAAACTATGCTACAAATTAAAGATAATAAGCGTGACGATATTCTCAATCTTATTATCAAAAACACAACTCAAGCATTGTCATTTAAATTAGGTTTAAAGGCTAGTGTCTCTATCCCTGATGTCTTAGACTATATTGCACTTGAAGTGTCTGTAAAGCGCTACAATCGGCTTGCTAACGAGGGCATGAGTTCGTATACACAAGAGGGACAAAGCATTACATTTAGCGCAAATGATTTTGATGAGTTTGCAAATGATATTGATGCTTGGAAAGATGAAAACGGCGTGAAAGATAACAATTCAGGTCGTTTTTTGTTTTTATAGGTGGCGATATGAGATTTCCAGACAATATTCAGTTTTATTCAGAGGGCAAAGAACACTATGATCCAAAGGTTGGTGATTATGTAGGCGGGCCTGAATTGGTTGGTGAAGCAATAGCTAATGTTACTGAAACAGGCACAGAAACAAGCGTGCAAGACTTCGGCGACATCACTACCAAAAACCTTGTTATACGGCTTGTAAATGACGTTGACTATAAATGGGCGTATCTCACTGTAAACGGCTTAGAACAGAAGTATAAGCCTATTACAACGAGGAAACCATTGAAGAACAACACGTTGATTGTAGGTGAGATGAATGGGTAATATAAGTTTTTCTGTTACTGGCGTTGATAAGTTAAGTAAAGAGCTGTTATCTCGTGTATCGGCTGGTGACATCAAGAGTGTTGTCAAACGTAACACCACACAAATGCAGCAACAGGCTATGTCTAATGCTTCAAGCGTATTTACAAAGGGTTATTCAACCGGCGATACAAAGAAAAGCATTGGTGTTTCATTCAAGGATAGCGGTATGAGCGGTGTAACTAGCTTAGGTATGGAGTATAACCAATATACCGAGTTGGGTACTCGTTTCATGGCTGCTGAGCCATTGCTAAAACCTGTTTTCAATAAACAAAAGACGGTATTTAAGTCAGATTTGGAGAAGTTACTCAAATGATTAGTCCACAAAAAATACTGTTCGATACTTACTACGACTTGCTACAGAGCGACGGCTACAATGTCTATGATTATTTACCTCTTGAAGATGAGCCGGTTGATTATCCAATTGTGGTGATAGGTAACACACAACAAACCAGTGCAACAACTAAGTATTCACGCAATGACCATGTGTTCTTAACAATCGACGTATGGGGCAGTAAGAAACAACGCAAAAAAGTTAGTGAAATAGCTGATTACATTTACAATCTGGCGATTGGATATGTTAAAACAGACAGCTACACGTTTTATGGGCAAGTAAACCAGCAAAGCGTGCAGATGTCTATTGATACATCAGTGCCAAATACAACGTATCAGCGCGCTAACATACAACTAGAATTTACAGTAGATTAAAGGAGATTATTTAATGACATTATCAACATTAAAAGGTGTCAACGCAGTAGCGTTCGCACGCAAATTGAGTGACGCTGCAAAAAAGCCAGCCGACCTTATCCCATGGCAAACATCATTGTCATTTGACCCATCACGAGACAGTGACTCAACTGTGACAAAAGATGGCAACGTTAATACACAATCAAGTGTTTCAACAGACCTTGAAATCGAGTTTATTAACAACACATCAGCGATTGCTGACGCATTCTATGACAGTTTGCTAGATGGTGACAAGATGGAATTTTGGATCGTGCACAAAGACCGCAAGAATGCAGATGGCAAGTATTTCTCATGGTATGTACAAGCATCTGTATCAGAAGATAGCAACGACAACGATGCTGATGATAACTCAACTCGTGATGTTACATTCTCTGTTGACGGCACACCAAAGCGTGGCTGGACTGCACTAACAGAACAACAGTCAAGTGACGTTGACTATGTATTCCGCGGCTTGGATAAAGTTGCAGGTACCGGTCTTAAAGAAACCAATGGCGGTAAAGCTTGGGTTAAAGAGACTGACGGTGGCGTGAATGGCGCTCCGTCCGTTACGTCAACTGCAGTGTAACAGCCTTACGAAAATAATTAAATAACACAAAGACAGAGACGATTGAAGTGAGACGATAAAAGGAGAAATCATGCAAGTTAAAATCAACAATAAAGAAGTAGAATTGAAGTTCGGTGTGAAGTTTGTTCGTGAATTGGATAAGGTGGCAGGTCTGGACGTGAATGGTGCCTCGTTTGGTATGGGACTTACAAAGTCTATCCCAGCACTTAACACAGCAGACCCAGCCGTATTGGCAGATGTTATTTATTCAGCTGCTTCAACCAACAAAGCATTCCGGCCATCACAAGATGATGTCGATAACTTTATCGATGACTATGATGGCGACCTTGAAAAGCTGTTTGATGACGTGATTAAAGAAATGTCAGCAGCCAATGCAATCAAGGTGGCTTTAAAAAACGCACAAGCCTAGATGATGAGGACACAGGAGAATACAAAACTAGTGAGCAAACATATCATGAAATTGTATTAAACAGCCTTACTCGTCTAGGCTTTTCTGTGTATCAAATGTACGAAATCGAGACTATGACGTTGCCTGATTATCAATTAGCTATGGAAGCATACGCTATTAAACAGGCTTTGAGACGTGAAGACATAGCTTTACACGCTTGGTATAACCAAACTGTACAGGCTACCAAAGGGAGCGACAAGCACCCTAAGCCGCGTTATCAAAAGTTTAGTGATTTCTACAATACAGCAGAACAAGAAGATGAAATACGTGCAAGTTTTGAGAGTGATTATACTTCCGAATTGACACGTAAACGAGAAGAAGAGGCGCTTATTCAACAGCGTTTCGCAAAGCTTCAGGAAATGAAGAAAAAGAGGATTGATCATGGATGAAAATGCAATTATTGTTGAACCAGCAAACGACAAAGAGTTTGGGACTACAGTTTTGAATTCAAAAAATTGGGATCGAATTGTCATTACTGATTCAAACGGAAAAAAAGTAGCAGAAATTAACGGTGAGACCGCAACTCCTGCTACTGGATACTTGGTTAAAATGTATCCTAACTTTGATTAACCCTCTGGTGGGTGAGGGTCGTTTCCATAAGAACTTCGATCTCTAATCTGACCGTTACGACCGTGAGTCAGTTCTTCAGATTTTTGGTTTTTGGCAATCTCTTTGGCACGTTTAACTGCGTCAGATTGATTTTCAAAGTTGGCTGTTGCACGAGAATTACCCTCTCCTACGACATTCCAACCACCATCACCATCTGGAACTACGTGTTGATTTTTACCCATAACAAACTCCTTTCAATTACTAGGCAAATGAGCCAGTAAACAAAGGATAGCACAACAAAAATAGAAAGGAGGACAATAAATGGAAAGTTATTCAGTGCAAGCTGTGTTGTCTGCGGTTGATAAGAATTTTAGCAAGACTTTTGAATCAGCGACTAAAGCAGCAGATTCATTTGGTAACAATACAACCAAGTCAACAGGTCTTGGCGGAAAGGGCATGATTAAATTTGGTGCTGTGGCTGGTGCTGCAACGGCTGTTGTTAGTAAGGCGCTGTCTGAGGTTACAAGCAACGTTGGCAATGCCGTAGATCGTTTCGATACCTTAAACAAATATCCTGTCGTGATGAAAGCGTTGGGATATTCTACACAAGATACCGGAAAATCAATGAAGTTGTTGAGCAATGGAATTGACGGACTTCCAACATCATTGAATGAAATTACAAGCGCTGCTCAACAGTTTGCGCCATTAACAGGTAGCGCTACATCAGGTGCAAAAGCGGCACTAGCATTAAATGACGCATTTCTCGCTTCTGGTGCAAGCGTTGCTGATACATCACGTGGAATGCAACAATACACGCAGATGTTAGCTACCGGCAAGGTTGATATGCAATCATGGCGTACATTACAAGAAACAATGCCTATTGCGCTTAGAAAAACAGCGAACGCATTTGGTTTCACAGGTAAAGCAGCCGAGCAAGATTTGTTTAAGGCACTTCAATCAGGACAAATCACGATTGATGATTTGAATAAGAAATTTGTTGAGTTGGATCAAGGACAAAACGGGTTCGCGACATTAGCAAGAAAAAACAGTGTTGGAATTAAAACCTCATTCACTAACTTAGGAACGGCTGTCACAAAAGGTTTAGCCGGAACATTAACAGCTATTGATAATGGCCTTAAAAACGCCAAGCTAGGTGGAATAGCTGATTTAATCAATAGTATGAAAGGCGGTATCAACACAGCTTTTGACGCTATAAACAGCACGATAACTACGTATATACCAATCATTGTAAATGCAATTAAGTCAATGGTAGACTTCGTTAAAAAGAATAAAGGGTGGATCATGCCGCTTACGGCTGGTATATCTGGTTTTGTCGCCTCATTCGTAGCAATGAATAAGGTTATATCAATTGTCAAATCGGTCGGAAGTGCAATGTCTGGGCTGTTTAGTATTCTGACAGCAAACCCATTCGTATTGGTGATTGCCTTAATTGCGGCGTTGGTTGCTGGTTTATATTACTTTTTTACACAAACTAAAACCGGAAAGAAACTTTGGGAAAGTTTTTCAAAGGCTGTTGGTGGTTCTGGCAATGCTATAAAAATAGCCGGCCTAGCTGTAGTAGCGTTGGGAACAGGATTGCTTGGATTAGTGTTAGCTTTTAAGCAACCATTGGGAATGGTAAAACAATTCACAGGATCAGCTAAGGCTGCAGGAAAGTACGCTGGCATATCAGGCGGACAGCTTGCCGGTATGGGGGCCAAAGCAGCCGGTATTGGTATTGGAATAGGTGCTGCTGCTGCTGGTATTGGTGTACTAGCATTTGGTATTGCTGCTCTAGCTAAAACAGGCACTCAAGGAATTATTACATTGGTTGCAATTACCGTTGCTGTTGGCGCACTTGCAGGAGTATTTGCATTGTTAGCACCCGCATTGACTGCTGGCTCTGTTGGAATTGGTGTCTTTGTGGCGGCTGTACTCGCAATTGGAATTGCTATCGGAATTGCTTCTGCGGGATTAGCATTATTAGCTACTCAACTGCCAACGATTTCACAATACGGAACAAGCGCTGCAGTAGGGATATTGGCATTAGCAGGTGCGATAACGGTATTCGGTGCAGCTTCATTAATTGCTGCAGTTGGAATTGCTGCATTATCAGTGGCTATATTGGCAGCAAGTGTGGCCGTAACGGCAGCCGCAGTAGGTGTTACTTTGTTCTCTGTTGCGATTGCAGCTTTGGGTCTAGCTGTTGGCGTTGTTGCTGCTGCAATGACACTATTTGGCGTGTCATTAACAATTTTAGGACCATCACTACCAATGATAGCTACGTATGGTTTGTCAGCTTCGGTAGCCATTTTAGCATTGTCGGTCAGTGCTGTTGCTGCTGGTGCATCTATGGTTGTTTTAGGCGCAGGATTAACTGTTACAGGAGCTGGAGCAGTGGTATTTGGTGCAGGAGCAGTGGTTGCTGCTGCTGGACTTACAGCATTAGGAGCTGCTGGTTTAATTGCAGGAGCAGCCATTACATTGATTGGTACAGGAATTGTTGTTGCTGCAACAGGCGTTTCAATGTTTGGAACAGCTGTGACATCGGCATCAAACCCCACTGGAACGCTTGCGACTAATTTAGCTAAACTAGCTGCTGCTGGAGTAGCAATGGTCGCCGGTGCGGTTGGTATTACAGCTGGTGCTGTAGCTTTAACAGCAATGGGTGTAGCGGTAGCGTTAGTAGGTGGAAAAATTAAATCTTTGTCATCCGCTGTTATTGCGATGGATAACAATTTTGCAACTATGAGTAGTCATGCTAATTCAGCCAAAAGTTCTGTTTCAAGTTTCGCTTCAACAGCAAGTTCAGCTAGCAGTACAATATCTAGTTTTACATCGAGCGCAAATGCTAGTTTCTCTAGTTTGCAAACCAGCGTATCTTCATCAATGAGTGGCATAAAGTCATCAATTTCTAGTGGCTTCAATAATGTCGGTTCATCTATTAGAAGTTCAATAGCCTCTGCGAAATCATCTGTTACAAGTGGCTTTGATAGTATGAAATCTGCAGCATCATCTGCAGCCAGTGGTATGGTTTCGGCTGTTAGTTCAAGAATGGCCAGTTTGCGTTCTGCTGTTAGTTCTGCAATGATGAGCGCTGCTAGTTCAGCTAGAAGTGCTAGAGGTGAATTTTCATCAGCAGGCGGTTATGCAGCCGCTGGAATGATTAACGGTATTTTGGCACAACGTGGTTCAGTAATGGCTGCCGCTGCTTCTGTGGCTGCATCTGCTGCTGCAGCTGCACGTAGAAATTTGAAAATACATTCACCATCACGAGTGTTCTTTGGAATAGGTGGTTATGTAACAGAAGGGTTTGTCAATGGTATTGGATCTATGAATAGGTCTGTTGTAAGCGCTGCAAACGGAATTGGTAATTTGGCTACCGATGCAATTAGTGCACCTATTAATTCGTTAAATAGTAATTTATCAGGTTCATACAGCGGTGTAATGACACTAGACCAAACTAACAACACACAACCAGCTAATATTACAATCGGCTTTGGTAAGCACGGTTACACCACTTTTGTTGATGACATTAACAATCAGCAAGGCAAAATGGCGCTATTAAAGAGAAATAATAGTGTTCAACTATAACAGAAAGGAGGGCGCACATTGAGCTTATATGAATTTACAGACCTGACTGTTGGGACTTCGGCTGTTTCATTACCGAGTGAATCTATCACGTTCAATGGTCATAAGCTGGATAGTGAGTTAGTGGGCTACCAAACTCTAAACGTTGAGGGGCGGTCAAGCTTCACAAGGTCATTATCCACAGCTACTGGACTAGCAGACGGTGACTTATTTTTATCATCACGGATAGAATCAAATAAAATTAGTGTGAAGTACATGGTTTCAGCTAAAAAAAATAGCGATTTCAATACCTTAAACGATACGTTAAACAAGTATCTACAAGGCAATGAAGTCGCTTTTAATTTTGCAGATGAACCTAATTACACGAGATACGGCACGGTAACTGCTAACAACTTGGATAATGCTGGTCAATTATCAACAACCGGTGTGTTTGAGATAAAAATGTCAGACCCATACAAGTACGGCGCTACAAAGAGTGCGTATGGTACAACGTCTATAACCGTTTCTGACGCGTCTTTAAGCTTTGCACAGGGATTTGACACGATTGTCTTAACCGATAGCGCAGATGTCTCTAAAATCGTTCTAACAGTTGACAGTTACACGTTGACATTGGTTGGATCGTTCAAAGCGGCTAATGTATACACAATTGACTATACAAAAAAGACGGTCACAGAATTTACACCGAGCACCAATGTTAAAAAGTCAGTTAATGCAACAATCGACATCAACAACAGTGATATTTTTGAGGCCAAGATTAAAGATGGCACGAAAATTGCTAGTACACAGGCAAGTTCAATTGTGTTGTCTTATCGGGTGAAAGCACTATGATTTATATTTTTGATAAAAAACAAGCAATTATAAAAGTGCTGACCAATGATGATTTCACGGCAGCACATCTAAACTTTAAAATTAACACGGCAACAACGTTTGAGTTCTCACTACCTGCAAGCAAGGCGTTACCAAGCGGTTCAAAGTATGTGGCGACACCTCACCCATTAAACGACAGCAAGTTTATTATGTTGCGTTTGACCGAACGTGTTGATAACACTGAAACAATTGACTATTCAGCCTATGAGTTGGCTTATCAGGAATTAGCTACTGATGGTTATATTGAAGATAAGCGACCACATAATCAGAGTGCATTGAATCTGATGAAAATTGCACTTGATGGGTCTAATTGGGAGCTGAACAACGTCATCGTTTCTGGCACAGCGACAACTAATTTCTATTACGTTGACCGATTAAGCGCCATCAGCAAAGTTGTAGACCTGCTAGGCGGTGAGATTGTATTTTATATTGAGATACAAGGAAACGCCATCAGCGGTCGTTATATGGACTACCTAGCACGTCAGGGAGCAGATACATCAAAGGTGTTTGCAAGTGGTTCAAACTTACTAACAGTTGAACGTCAAAGCGATACATCAAACATCTACACGGCTATCCTGCCACGCGGTAAGGGTAAAGAAATTGACAACGGAGACGCTGACACGCCAGACGGCTACGGTCGCAGAATTAACATTGCTGACGTTGAATGGAAAAAGTCCGAAGGTAAACCATTAGACAAGCCAAAAGGCTCAATCGTTCTATCAGACCCAGACGCTACGGCTGAATGGGGACAGATTAATGGTAATGCTAGGTTGTTACTACAAACGTATGATGATATTGATGATGTCAATGTTCTAATCAATTCGGCATATAAAACCCTGCAATCAGTTAATCACCCACAAATTCAATATTCGGCAACGGTTGCTGATGTTGGTGGGCTATCGCTTGGTGACACAGTCTTAATCATGCACGGTGATAGAGATTTGAGCTATAAGACACGTGTGTTTGAAGTTAAGTATGATCTGTTATCACCAGACCAAACAGAGCTGTCACTTGGTGATGATTTAAGTTCAAATAGTATCACTTCACAAATTAACAACTTGAATGCTGTGGCAGACACTACTAGTAGTCAAACACAGTGGACGATTAACCAGATTGGTAGACCGGGAACAACTTATGGCGCAACAGCTCCCGATAGTCCAAAGGTTGGTGACATCTGGTTTAAACACTTACCTGATGGCGGTACTGAAATATACCGTTGGAATGGTGATATATGGGAGTTACTAGCTTCACCAACCACTGCTGATGATATAGCTAAAGCTGTTGATGACGCGGTCACACAAGCCAAAGCACACACTGATGAAGTGAAGCAAGGTCTGTCAAGTGATATTGCAACAGCAAAGTCACAGGCAGCGTCACTAGCTAGTACAGCAGAGGCGAACGCTAAGAGTGAAGCAACGTCTCTATTCAGTCGAGCGCAGAATTATGTTGATCGAGCTAAGAGAGATATTAATGACACGATTAATGCACTTAGTGTTGGCGGTAGAAACCTATTATTAAACTCAAAACTTTTATCATGGGGTGTAGCTAACAATGCAGCTACAACGTCAGCCGAAGTTTCCTATGATAGTACCACAAATATGTGGCATATAACGTCACCTAAAGGCGGTTCTGAAAACGCCGGTATATATTTTTTCCAACCCGGTAACGTCAGCAATATAATTACAAAAGGTCAACAATGGGCATTTAGTATTGATATTAAAGGAACTGGTGTTTATTCACAATTTGGTGTTGAATGGTCAGAACCATTTAATAGGCCGTCTGGAAATGTTCCTACAGACTGGACTAGAGTTTCTTCAACAGGAACAGCTACTGGTACAAATGCAATTATTATCTACTTCAATTCTAAAGATGTTGCTTTAGATGTATATATTAAACTGCCTAAGTTAGAAACAGGCAATCTTCCAACTGATTGGTCTCCAGCACCTGAAGATGTTGTATTAGACTACACAACTAAAGATAACAAAATTAAAGAAACCATCACACAGTATAAGGAGACTAACGATGGCCATGTTTCTAAATTACAAACGGACGTCACAACCGCTTTGGGGCAAATAGAAACAAAGATATCACAGACGGATTTTAACCAAAAGACTGGTGAATTATCAAAAAACATAAATGAAGCTAAAGATACTGCTGATAAGTCTTTAAAAACCATTGCTGACATACAAAAAGCTGATGGTAAGCAAGACGATAGAATAGCAGAAATAGAACACACTGCAAATGGGATTAAATCTACTGTTAGTGACCTCAGCACTGCACAAGACAAACAGTCAGGATATATCAGTGAACTTCAACAGAGCGCAAAAGGGTTTGAAGCAACTGTTACTAAGGTTGATAATCTATCAGTTGGTGGTAGGAACCTCTACCTAAACTCAAAGGAGTTGGTAGATGGTTATGGCGTAAACGGCAATGTGAGGGCAACGGTAGAGCCTTTTGATAGCACTACTAACATGTGGCATATTGTAGCAGCGCAGGGCAATGGTAATAATATTGGTATTTATCTGTGGAACTACTGCAAGGGTAAAATACCTGATGATTCAGATTGGTCATATAGTGCCGATGTTAAAGGCACTGGTAAGGCTGTAACGTTTGGCATAGAACGTGATAGCAATAAACCCGTCAAGGGTAATATTAGAAGTGAGTGGTCACGGATTAGTCAAACAGGGCATGTTGATTATGGAGTAAAAACTCTAGTAATGTATTTTGACACTACAGATAGCCCATTAGATGTGTATATCAAGTTGCCTAAGTTGGAAACAGGAAACATACCAACTGATTGGACTCCAGCACCAGAAGATACTGCAACAGCCCTAGCACAAGTAAAAATCACCGCAGATGGCATATCTAACTTTGTGCGTGATTCAAGTGGTAACATCTCATCCAACTTCCAAACAGCGTTGAGCAAAACGTCTATCATCACAGGTAGCACGTTAGCTTCAAGCATTCAGAAACAGACGGCGACACAGATAAGTTCAGCTATCACAGACAACAACGGTAAGATTATTAGTTTAATCAATCAGGATAGTTCTGGTGTTCAAATTGCTGGTAAGAATATTGTGCTAGATGGTAATACAACGGTTACTGGTACATTTAAAGTCAGCCAAGCTAATATCGCTAACGGTGCGATTGGAACAGCACAGATTGGTGACGCAGCGATTACAAGTGCGAAGATAGCTAACTTAGATGTTTCGAAGTTAACTGGCAACGTGTCCAACTTTATTCAGTCTAATTGGAACGGTGTTTTTGCTTCTACGACGATCAATAGTTCTGGTATGTCTATCAGCGCCGGTAACACGACAACCATGTTTGATACAAGCGGGGCGCACTATTCAAATAGCAGTGGTATGAGCGCTACGTACTCATTCGGTAAGTGGAGTGATTCTAATAGCAATGCGACAAGTGCAACAGGGCTTTATCTAGGTGCTACTGGATCAGACAATGCCTTCATTAATATTCTGGGTACTAATGGTTCGGCTGCGCTAGTCTTGGCTGGTTCAGCAATGGACTATGGATCAAACTTGAACGTGATGCAAGGTACATTGAATTCATATGTAAATGTGAATATCCGTACGCAGTTGCACTTTAAAGGCAATAAATATAACTCACCGTCATACATTGAAATTAACGAAAGTAATCGTACTTTTAACTTCTTTACAGGCGGTGGATCAAGTGGTGGCGGAAACTACTTCTACTTTAATCAGAATGTGATCAGCGCGGGAACATTCAGTTCAACGTCTGTTTTGTCGAAGAAAAATGTAAAAAGTGTTTACGACGAAGACGCCTTAGGGGAAATTTCTAAGACACAGCTCGTTAATTTTGAGTATAAGAACCGAATAGGTCAAAATCACGTATCGCCAATTATTGATGATGTGAATAGTGAAAAGGAATACTACATTCCTAAGACTATTCTTGGTCAAGATAACGAATACGTGGATATGTACTCAATGATTAGTATGGCGTGGAGGGCTATCCAACAACTCAACGAGAAAATAGGAGAAAAATAATGCAACCAGATATGGATAAAGCAGCACAAAAACTTGCGATACAGATTGCCAACTTGTCGTTTGAAAACGCTAAGTTAGCAGTATTAGTAGAACAGCTACAAGAACAATTACAAGAACAAGCCGAAAAGGCAGAGGAGAAATAATCATGAATATGACAGTTGGAGATTTACAATTTAGTTTCGTTGACGGTAAGTTGACGTTGAAGTACGCGTCAGTTTCATTTAACGCAGGCACATTTCCAAACAGTCTGAATGGTAATTTGCAGGTGACGCCAGAAGACGGTATTAGTTTGACATCAACAGAAACTGACATCAAAGCAGCAGCTAAGAAGAAAATTCAAGCGCTTATCGCAGAAGCTCCGGCGAAACCAACGGAGGTATAATATGGAATTTCCACATGACGTTTTAGGGTGGATAGCGGTAGGTAGTGCAGTAGTTACTGTTTTGACGGCGGTTGTAAAGGTTTGGATAGTTAATCCGTTGAGCGCGCAAATCAGTGAATTAAACGGAAACTTTGGAACATTAAACACAGCGCTGTCGAAAAGTCAGACTGAAATTGATGAGATTAGTAAACATCTTAGCCAACATGATGTTACTTTGGCTACTCACGGTGAACAGATTCACACGTTGTTTAATAAAAACGATAAGTAGAACACGAAGCTAAGCGTAATGCCTAGCTTTTTTATATAGGAGGAAATTATTCATGAATGAAGCATTAAAAGTTATCCAGACGCTTGTATTTGTATTTTTTGCAGGTGGTTTTGGTTATGGTGGTGCAAAGTTTTTGAAGAAACAAGCATCTGTTCAAAAGAACGAACACATCAAAACCATCTTAACCTTTGCAAGCCAAGCGGTATTGTCAGCACAAGCATTGCTTGGTGACGGTAAGGTGCAACAAGAGTCGGCTGCTTATGATGTGAAAGCTCGCTTAGATGAAAATGGGCTAGGTGATAAGTTTACGCAAGCACAAATATTAGCTTATATCAAACAGGCTTATGCAACAAATAAAGCAGATGGTTCACTAGCTGCCGTCAAGCCGGTTGTGTCAGCGGAAGAACTCGCGCAAGCAGAGGCGGTTGTGTCTAACACGCCTGAAACAGCACAAGCGCCTACGGCTTAATTAGGAGGCGATTATGGCATATACAATTAAACAAGATATTGTTGTTCCGTTTAACTATGTTAAGAACAATAGCGGACTAGTGCCACCGTTCTCACAGGTACATTTGCATTCGACAGGTAACCCTCGGGCAAGCGTACAAAACGAACGCGACTATTTAGCGGGCCATTATAATGAAGCCAACTACACACACTTAGTCGGCATCACAAACGGCGAAGTTGATATTCGACAAGTCATGAACACGAATGGTGGTGCATGGGACGTTGGCGGCGATTGGAACTGGGACGGCCATTCATCTATTGAGTTTGCCGAGGGGTCTATCAAATCGCAAGACGACTTTAACAAGGCTTATCCAGCCTACATCTGGTTAGCGCGTCAACTTGCAAAAGAGGCGGGCGCTGGTAGTACAATTGACAAGCAGAATACGTCAGGGACGAAGACGCACAACTACGCAAGTGCCACTGGTCATGGTTCAGATCATACCGACCCTATTGCGTTCTTAGCTAAATGGGGAGTGTCTCGTGATAAGTTAAACGCGGATATTGTCAATGGTATTGGGGATAACACAGCACCAGTCGTCGCGCCTCAACCGCAAACTGTGTTTAATACATCGGCAATTCAAGCATTTAAAAACGCTGGTAACGCGTTTACAGCAAAACGCGTATTCCGTGTCGATGAGGTTAAGCAAGTAAACGGTATCTGGCAAATGATCAATTATGATCTAGCCGGCGGACGTGATTTCTCATGGACGAACAACGGTATTCCTTTGGATATTGTTGATAACGTCACGCGAGGTAACCAAGCTGCAACACAAATTGGTGACTTAGTTATGTTTAACGCAAACAACAACAGCGGCACGATTGATGATTATGACAATGCAAGTAATGCCGTGGGAATCAAGTACGGCAACTACGGAGAGATTTGGTTTAACGCTGATGCATTCCTGAAACTATAACTGAATAAACTAAAACACCCAACTGGACTAAACTCTGGTTGGGTGTTTTTTTGTGCATACACTCGGCGTTATTTAACAAACAGTGGTATCATAAACTTGTAACATTAAATAAAAATCTAAGGAGATCATTATTATGTCAGTCGAAGAAAAGTTTGATAGCGGCAAAGACCAAGTTGCTGGTAAGGCAAAAGAAGTAGAAGGCAAAGTTACCGGGGACAAGACACGTGAGGCAGAGGGTAAGGCCCAAGGTGTACTTGGAAAAGTAAAGGAAACATTTTCCGATGTAAAGGAAGAAGTTAAAGAAAAGTTTGAAGATTTAAAAAAGTAAATAATGATGATTAAAAACCACCCAACTGGATAATCTGGTTGGGTCTTTTTTATTATGTTTGGCGCTATATGTGATAAACCGTTTACAGTAAAATAATTATGTTATATAATATTAAAAGAATAAGACCTAATAAACCGCTCTGTTTGTCTTGTTCTATTCCACCATTTTTAGACTGGCAAAAATGGATGCCTGATGATGGGGCCTTGTACATCATCGTATGTCTCTACCGTGACGCCTGACGGTACGCCAGTGTACATAAACATTCACTCGGGTAACTATTAATTATCCGAGTATTTTTTTGGAGAAAATAGCAGTGCATGACTCATATGAATATTTTGAACTAAATAGCCTGCAAGAAATAGTTAATGATTACCAAAATAATTTTCATGGTAAAAGTATTGAGATTAAAACTAATTTTAAATCGCTAAACAATATTATAATAAATTTTGATATTTTGGATTTGCCGCACATCTTAGGATTACAGTATCTTTCAACGAAACAAAGCGCAAGTAACCTAATTCAAATGATTAAAGGTAGTGAATTAAGCATGCGAGATATCAAAAAGGATAATAATTTTTATAAAATAAAAGACAGATTTAAATATTATAATTTTTTAAACAGAGTATTTTTTAGTGAAAAACGCCAAGTAATGGTTGTAACAAAAGACATAAAACCACCTAGACTTGGTAAGGTTGAATTTTTAATTTATGACTATATAGATACAAATAAAAGGCGTATAGTGTTGATAGGTTTCGCCCCAACTTCTAAAGGCTACTATGTTCCAGCAACATTACATGTTCGTACTGCTCCAAATATTTTCACTACCAGAAGAGTAACACAAATAGTTGAACAGAGTTGGATACAATAA